CGGTCAGCCAGCGCAGGACGGATAACATACGGCCATACAGTTGACTTCCAATCGCCATACTCGTCAGCAATAATCCCGTCAAAGTAAAGACCGCGCAACCTGTCAGGATTGTCAGCACCAAATAACTGAATACGCGCCCCGTTTGGAAAATCGAGTCGTAATTCACTTTCGTTCACCTTTATGTTGGGTATGGGTTTTGTAAACGTTTTACAGTAATCCCAGATTACTTGTTTTGCCTGTGAGTAGTATGGGCAGATGTAGGCATACCTACCATCCCCACTAGAGTCTGTACAAGCACACTTTATCAATTCATTAATACACGCTACCGACTTACCCGCCCTTCTGTGAGCGACCACAACCGCCCATCTTTCTTTTCTCGCGTGTAGCGGCTTAAACACATCTCTTGGTTTGTAGGGGATGACAACCTTCATGATTCCCACCCGATGACAAGGCTTGCCGCTGTGCCGTCCGCGTTAGTAATGCCAAACGCCACCTTATTCTGCTCCTTAGCGCTTGCCCACCCATGCACGTTTTGAAGAATTGCTAACGCCGACTTTGTATCGCCCCCTAGCGCGGCTTCTTTTAGCACCCGTGCCATTTGCGCCTCTGCGTCAGCGGCCCCCTTCATCGCCATCAGCTCAACGTTTGGGTCGAGTTGGCACAACTGCCGATACTCGCTTGGAAGTAGCCCTGCCGCTAACGCGAGCTTATCCCCTTTTAGCCCTAGCGCAGACGCTTCGTAAATTGCGCTCAGACGCGCCTCTGTAACTTTTAATTCTCTTGGTGAATATGGAAATGATTGCATGGTCGCATGAATCCTTAGCTTGTTAAAAATTATTTATAATATATATGGAAACGGCTTTTTTGTCTGTGAATCTTTTGCACCCTCTTTGAAAATGAACGCCCCCCCCCTATGCGTCATTTATTTGACGTTGTGTCATTTATTTGACGGTATATATGGAAAATGCAATTAGTATAGGAAAAATGCAAACGTTGGAGATAATGCCCCCGCCAGTCGTCTTGTCAAGTCCTCCCCGCCTGCGTTTTATTTTTTATTTTAACCCCCCCCTATCGCTGAAAGCTACGAAATACGCGGGTTGCAGGGGCTTAAGGTTAAGTGTCAATTATTTGACGTTATTGTATGTCATTGATTTATAAGGCTTACCCTGCTGCCTGCCCTGCTGCCTGCCCTGCTGCCTGCTGCCTGCCCTGCTGCCTGCTGCCTGCCCTGCTGTCTGCCCTGCTGTCTGCCCTGATAGTGTAGGCAGTCAAGTAGGTATATGTAGGCAATTAAAAACAGGGTGACTGCCTACGCCTCCTCCCAGTGTTGGCGCGGGTTTGCGCCGTTGTAGTCAGTTGTGGGCAATACTTCTTCCGCACGTCTTTTATATATATTATTATATACCTTATTATTATTATGGTATATTATATAATTCTTATCTTATAATAAATATACTACCCACAACTAACCACATTGCCGCCAAGACAAGCACGGCGTGGGCTTGCGCGTGGGCAGTCGATCACCCTTTAAACTACCTACATAATGCCTACCACTACCTACAAAACACTTATTCGCAAAATAAAGTATTGCATTTAAATTTTATTGCTGTATAATTCTTTGCAAGTCATCCATTTTGATGACTGCCTACACTAACCACACTATAGAGAGAACATCATGAACACATTAGCTATTTATACCGCTTTACTCGCGCAAGGTTTAAATGTTACCGCGTTTGATAGCGATAAAAACACAATTACTTTTGATTGCGTAACGACAAACGAAATATTAACTGTTAGTAAAACATTGAATGCAATGCTACACACTAATGAAGTATTAGTAATCGATAATTTAAAATTTAAAATCAGATTCATTTAACCTGACGCGCGGTCATGAGCTGACCGCGCAACAACTAACAATAAAGAGAGAGAGTGATAAAATGATTGCAATACACACTAAATATCTACCCACTTCAAATTCACGCGGTAGTAGAATTAAAGCCTATACAGCGGCGCATGGCGATTTTAAAGGTTTTCAGGCGACTATTCCATACCCGCATGAATTTGACGGCGTTGACTGTCATTTTGAAGCTGTAAAAGCCTTAATAGAGAAAAATAAATTAGCCTGGAATTTAGACAATATGCGATATGGTGACAGCGCCGATGGCCGCGGATATTCATTTTGTTTTGACGCGTCGAAAATAGGGGCTGCGCTATGATTTACATACAGCGTAAAAGTGACGGGTATCTTGAAACAGTTGACGCGTTTGAAACTATAAAAGAAGCGCGCGTTATGCTTAGCGAGTATCAACTATCAGATAGCAGCGCGGAATATTATATAAGTCGCCGCGCTTGCAGGGCGTGGAACGTGTAAAGATTCCGACGTATAGCGCGTTAGTAATAGCGCGTTATGCGGTGTAATTTTGCACCTAATAAAAATAAAGGCTTAAAAATGAAAAATATAATTTTCGCCGAAGTAGTAAAACAAGCATTAAAAGAACGAGCTGCAGGGTATCACGTTGCAAAGTTTGAAAGTGATTGCGTAAAGATTAACACTGGCATGCTAAGTGTTGAATTATACAAACATCATAACGTTAACGCGGTCTTAGAATTATCTAAAATCAAGGCGTTCAAGTTAACCGACATTGCTGCGGATCTAACTGTAAAAGGCAACGCGTTGCCACTATCTGAACGCGCGTTTTTTCAGGGCGTTAAAGATGATAATAAACTTGTTGGTATTCAGCATATACCCGCCGGTTTTATAAATGCTAAATGGTTAAAGATGACGGGTAAGGCTAACGAAATCAGATATTATTTAAAAGGCATGCAATTTAAGCGTGACAATCATAAATTGCAAGTGGTTGGCAGTGACGGGCATCAGCTCATTATGAATACAGCTATCGGCGAAACGGGTCCTGATTTTAGCGCGTTAATTCCAAGTGAAGCACTACTCATATTGAGCAAGATTAAAACATCTTGTTTAATGACAGTTACAGAAACTCACGCTAAATTTACAGGCGAAGACTGGACTATTGAAACGCGGTTAATTGACCACCGATACCCCGATTTTTCAAAAGTATTCCAAACATCAATTAACGGCGATATCGACGTTAATAAAAAAGCGTTAATACAAGCGATAAAGGATGTCACGCCGTTTTTACCACCCAAATTGCAAGGCGTGGTTTTAACTGTTACCGATAAATCATTAGATTTTAATCACCACGGTGACACGCTTGCAAGCGTACCATTCATTCATTCAAGTGGCACAAAAACAAGTGAAGGTATCGACGTTGGTTACTTACTTAACGCGCTCGAATGCTATAAAGACGAAAACATTATGCTAAGTTTTCGTGATAGCTTAATTCAAATTAATCGTGATACGTTTCAAACTAGTATTATCATGGGTATGAGATTATGAAAAATTTTTATGACGTGGTTATGGGTAGCATAGCAACTGCAGTTTTTACCGTTATTTTTGTCGCAGAATTAATCGTATTATTTCAACCATGAGATAACAAAATGATAATAATATTTTTGATACTGGTAAAGTTTGCCGTTTTGGCGATATTACTGGAAAACTAAACAAAAAACCCGCGATAGCAAGCGGGTTTTTTATTGCCTCAAACAATTGCAAGGCCTTAACAGGCCTTTTTTATTGCCTACCATTTAACGGTCTATAGACTGCAATAAATAGTTTAGCAATACTAGCCTATTACCTATCATTCAATCAGCTAATGACAAGCCAATAAAGGCTATAAAAACACCTTATTTAATGACAAGCGCGCGCGTAAAATCACGCGTGAACGCGATGAAACGCGTATATATGAAGGCTCAGGATTTCAATTCTGGTAGGGGCTAGGATTTCAAATCTAATGAACGTCAAAAATTTACCACGAAACGATTTGCAAAATTTCGCCACGAAACCAAATGCCAAAAAAATTCCCCAATTATCCGAGCAAATAATTGAGGAACACATGAACTAACAATTAGAGAGAATTGTTGCAACTAGTCTACTTAATCGCTACAACTTTTGCAACAGGTTTCTGCTCTGCCATGTCACGCAGCGCAGACTTGCTCATGTGCGCGTTTTCAGGTGCGCAAAAGACGTGCTTCTTAGTCTTAGACGAGCGCGAATTGCACATTCCCATATCAGCCCACCCAGCTTCTTCAAGTGCATGAAACAAAGCAGCAGGTGGAAATTGTTTACTGCCAAACGACATAGCGGCGCGTTCACAGATGGCTTGAAAGGGAGAGGCAATCACACCGGATGCAAACTCACCCATACGCAGCGTAATCATGTCAAGAAGCGACGACTCAACCGCAGACATACCATTCTGCACAAGTGACATTTTAAAGTCTGTCATAGGCGCAGGCGCAGCAGGGTTGAACGCAGACACATCACGCAAGAACAACCAGTTGGCAATAAGGTCATACCCGCCGCCGTCATTAAACCATTTCCATATAGCGGTAGCCGATTGCGGAGGCAAGCGCTCCGCCGTACTCCAAGTGGCAAACCAACGACGGTCGCCGCTTTCAAGTGACAACGGTACACGGTCATTAGAGAACGCAAGCACAGCAAGACGGTTTACAAGGTTATACGGGGCAAGGCCTTTACGGTTAACAGATAGCATCTCAGGTGGCGCGGCAATGACAGGCTTAAGTTTGTTGGCAAGCATTCTACGAGCGGCGCTGTCGGCTTCTTTAAGCTCATTAATAACAATAACCTCTGCTTCTAAATGATAGCCCCACGCGGACTGAATGGTGTCAGTAGACATAAGCGAATAATTGCGCAAATGAGGGCCGCACACGGCGTAAATGAACGGGGCATACATTGTATCCTTACCAATACCTTGACCACCAGCGTGAAGAATAGCGTGGTTAATCTTAACGCGTGGATTCTGCACCTTGAATGCCATGTAATCCCAAATGTGTTCCAGCTCACGCTCGTCAGGAACAAGCGATTTACAGTGGTCAAGCCACAAGGATATATCGCCACCCAAATTTCCGCCACGAGATGAATCTGGACGGGCGTCACGCCAGCGGTTGCCATACAATTCACCGTCACGCATAGCAATTACCGAGTCACCAGCGGCAAAAGTGATACCTGCCAGCACTCTAGCGCCCATCACCTGACGATTCTCGTCAAAGCTCATGGCGGCTTCTATCTTGCGGTCAGAGTGAATACTTTTGCACGACACATGACGAAACACGGCGTTGAACGTCTGACGTGAAAACTCACGGCGGTTTTGCAAATCGAAGTAAGAATCGTCTGACATGACGTAAGCAAAACGTTGATACCACTCCGCCTTTTCAAGCCGCGCGATTTCCTTCTGCTCGACTTCTGCAATGATAGCCGCCGCCGCGTCAGTGCTGAACATATCAGTGGGTTCAAGTTTGCCAATCGCTGTGTGCATGACCTCTGCCAATATTTCTTCACGAAGACCATGTGAGTGCTTAGGGCCGCCCATCTCAGCTACCCACGCGAGGTAAACACGGCTGTCCCACAACGAGCAATGCCCATGAAAGCAACAGTAAGCGCGGTTAAGCGGATGGTATCTGCCCATCAACTGCCCGTCGGTGTGTTCAGCATGGTTAGGGCAAACTACGCCAACCCACCCCTCAGCGTTAGCAGACTCTAAAATATCGCCACGAGAAGACAACCACTCCAGCACTTCATCGTTGCCTGTGTCAATGATAGCCATTGGGCGAACAAACGCGGTGTCAGCGTCAGCGGGGTGAACATCAAGCGCGGCACATATCTGCGCGAGGGTAAATTCACGCTCAGGGTGAAACTCTACAAGGATAGATTTGAACGACGCACGGTCAGGCTTCAAATTCACTGACGCAGGAAGGCGAAAATTACGCACGGGGTTAATCGCGCCACTGTCAGTATAGCCAGCGTCAGCGATTGCTTTAATAGCCGCGCTGAACTCACCTTTAGTGGGCATATCATCAAGCGCGAAAGTGTATCCCCACTGGTAATTCTGCGGTGAGGTTTCCATTATCCATGTCGGCTCGATAGGAGGACGCAAACTCTTGGTGCCGATGTCGTCAAGCACGAGAAAAGCAACGTACTCGCAGTTGCCCGCACTCGCAGACGGTTTACCATCTTTAAAACGTGACGTGATAAACGACGCGGTATTGCCATACCATGCGCCCTTGCCATCGTATCGAGAAGGAAGATACGCAGGCCATGCAAACTGACCGTTATCTTTAGCAATTTGTTTGACCAAAAGGATACTTTCGCCTTCAGGCGCGATACGTTCCAAGTAAGTAATAAAATTCATTTTCCATATCTCTCTAATGTTGATACACCAACCGCTAAGGGTAATCCTTCTGCCCACGCAGGGGCGCTACACATCACGGTTTCCAAGTCTTGCGCGGCTGTCGCCGCGTCTTCTTTTTTCACTTCTAGCACGATTTCATCGTGAACATGAAGCACGACATTATGCTCGATTCGACGCAAAGCGTCACGAAGTAAATCATTTGCAATCGCCTGTGTAATATTCTCGCAAGCGAGTCCAGCCCATAGCCTAGCTCGCGGCCATTCGACTGCATCAGCAGCGGGTTTCCACGCCGCCTTAGCGTAAGATACCGACCCATCTTCAATATATGCCGACGGATAACACAGCACCCGACCAGACGGCAAGGCGTACCACAAATTCACACCGTCAAACAGATACGTCACGCGACCAGCGGTAAACTCACGCCCCTTATGGCGCATGGCGCACATATATGCTCGCTCAAGCTCACCCCAATACTGCACCGCCCAAGTGTTACTGCGACGCCACGCGTCAACGGTACGTTTAGCCTCAGCTTCAGGCAGTGAGATGCCGTAGGCTTTACCCATAGCGCCAAACGCCCCAGCGCCACCCATATAGCCGCACGACAGAATAGCCACCTTACCAATCTGACGTTGGTCAGGCGTTATCATATCCATTGGACGATTAAAGATACCTGCGGCGGCGCGAACGTAAATGTCCTCACCACTGCGAAACACATTAAGCACATCCTCACTGCCATGCTGCAAACTCGCCCACGGCGTGACACGCGCTTCAATACCTGCCCAATCTGCTACCACGAACACGTTTCCAATAGCAGGCATCAGCGCAGGGCGAAGCATACCCTTTAAAACGTCAGTGACACGCTTACCATGCGCCGGAACAATATCACGCCCTATGACCATATCATCACGCACCCGCTGTGGCTCTTTAGCGCATTTACGCGTAAAGTTATGCACCTGCGCACCATAGGACGACGCTCGACCAGTTGCCGACCCGCCGTTGAAAACAAACGCACCACGCACACGATGATCTTCAAAATCTGCAAGAGCAAGCAGACGGCTAAACTTCGCCACAGACGACGCCCACAAGTCATCAGCGCATTGAATAACCTCCGCAACGTGCGGTGGAATTTCCTCAGGGTTGTCCATCAATAGCAAATTAGCGCGAACGCTTTTGTCGATAGAATACTTCTCACCATTCCACATTAGCTCTTTAGCCGCAGAACCAACGCGCTCAAGCACCCACTCACGCATCTTCGGTGAACGAACAGACTTAATTGCACCGTCAGTAAGCTCCACGACGCGAGATTGGATTTCCTCAAGCTCAACACTGGCGTAACGCATAGCGGCGCGACACAAGTCAACGTCCACGAGAACACCTGCGTCGTTAATGCGCTCGTTGACGTGATAGTCTGCAAGCTCGTCATTTGTCAACTGACGTAGCGACTGCGACACTGCTCGCATGGTTCTCACGTCTTGACGGCAATACTCAATAAGCTCAGGTAGCAATTTGGTGTTAAAAGGAGGAGTACAGCACTGCTTAACTAACATCTTGCCACGGTGGTCTTTGCGCATCTCGCTAGAGATAGCGCGACCAACATCCTCAAGACTGCCCGGAAGGCAATTTGCCCGTGCTTGCACAGCGGTGCAGTAAAACTGCTCAAGTTTAAAGTCTATTTGTAGAACGTACCAGAATATCAAACGCTCAAACGCGGCGTTATGCGCCCGTATCTGTCCCGTGAAGTTGCGAACGTTGTCAGGAAACGGCATATCAGGCGTCCATGTTTGCACGTCCTCATCATCGAAGGCGTAGCACATACACAGCACGTCAGTGGTCAAATCTTGCGCGTAATTGTAAACGCCGTGCTTAGGTAAATCACATTCGCTCTTTGTTTCGAAATCGATATAAAGAATCATATTGCACAACCGCATCCGCCGTATTCTTGACTTTCTAATGCTGTCACTTTACCTTGCGTTAAAAATTCTTCTCTGTATTGTTTAAGCGTTAGTCTGCGTAAAACTTTATTTTCCGTCTTTTTTAAAAACGGATATGTTGCACCTATTACGTCGTAGACTTCTTGTTCTTTACTTTCAAACTCTCTATATCTTTCAGGATTAGCTTCATAAAGCGCTTTGTAATGCCCAAGCCCTGCTTTAATGCAAAAACCACCACAGTTATTATGACCTAACTTCCAGTCATAAAGTCTTGGACGTTTAATGCCAAATTGTTCGCTGTAGTCTTTGTTGATAATTTTCCCTTCTTCAACTAATGTTGAGCGATATATGTAAGGTGACATTCGTTTTTGAACGCCATCAAGACGATGACTTTCTGAGTAATCAATACCTAAGTGCATCTGCGCGTCATCAACAGCGTAAGTAGACGTAAACCATTTATTAAGAGGTTCACGTTTTAATATTTTAGAGCATGGGTCAACCATACTGTTACCCATAAACTTTTCTCGCTTAAAGATTTCAAATGGCGTTTTACCGTTTGTAAGCGTCACTAACTCGCAACCAAGAAAAGCTACACACTCATCTTTAAACCTGTAAAGGTCTTCATCTTCCATCAACGTGTCAGCAAACAACAAAGTGACATTTTCTTTGCCGTACTTATCAACGCACGATTTAGCTTCTGCAAAGCTACCCATACCACCTGAAAAACTAACTATATGTTTCATATCAACTCCAAAAGAACAAACATAAAAAAAGGCGGCCTTTCAGCCGCCCTTCTCCTTATCGGTTATGCGCGTCTGCGGCGGGTGGCAGGCGCGTCATCTTCGATGACTTCTTGGGGTGTGTCTTCAGTAGCAGATTCACCGTCAAGGCTAATCCACTCCACGATGTCAAACATCGGCGTGTAGATACGCCCGTAGGCTTTGTGCTGATAGTGTTCTTTACCAAGAGATACAACAGCAACAGGTTTAGTTTGGTCTGTTTCTACTTGGTTGGCAATGTTTACGGCTAGTGTTTGCACGGCGCGTTTACCACCTACACTAGTGACTGTGTAGCGTACTTCTTCGCCTTTGTCTTCACCGTCAATACATTTAAGCGAAAATCCCACTTGCGTTTCCCAACCGCGTTTAGCGGCGGCAGGCGCAGGCTCAACTTGTGGCAATGGCTCAGTCACGCTAACCATTTTCTCACCTAATACTTCACCTTCACCCCACGCAATAAAGCCGTGCGTGAAACTAAAAGGGTTGACTGCCCAAACAGAATCATTATCCACTTCAGTTTCTGACGCGCCATATACCCAATGGCCTGTTCTATCCATTTTAAGGATAGTCACGCCGCCAGCAGTGCTGGTGTCAGTTTGAATGTTACGAAGTGCAGTAGAAATGCTGTTAACGGCTGGAAGGTTGGCGTTGCCAAATACGGATACGTTGTTCATTTTAGATTACCTTTAAAGTTTATTGAGGGCGTTTGTTAATTGTTGCCCGATTAATAAGACAGTAGGGCGCGGGTCAGATTCGTGCGCCATCGTACTGCCAGAAGATACCACTGCGACAACATCATCCGGCATGGGCAGTTTCAGAGCCTTTAATTTCTTCTCTGCTTGCGCCGGCGACACTAATTTGGAATCGTAGATGTCATCATTTGTCAGACCAAGAGCCAAAAGCGATTCGACTGCTTGCGCCTCATTAGTCCATTTTCTTGTCCCCCGCTTTGCAACAAGTTTGTAGTTAGGGACTGGTTTGCCCGCTTCAAGCATTTGAAACGCTAATGCTCTCAAATCGGTAATCCATTGTTCCAGAATTTCAGCTTGTTGTAAATAGTTTGCAATAGATTCTGCATCAATATTATCTAGCGTTGCCTTCAGCGCCCTATCTACCTCACCTGTCATTAACGGGCAAGTTGGTTTAGCCGCGCACCACTTGCAGTGTTTGCCACTGGCTAACGGTGCATCAGGTGTTTCAGATAAATCGATAGCTTTCTTGAGCGTTTTCTCAAACTCACGAATGCGTTTAGCGGTGGTTTTCCAGCGCTTAACAGACGGGGGTTGAACAATCACAAGTTCAATAGATGCCGCGCCATCAAACACCCATTCTAACCCTTTTGTGCGCATTGCTGCGCCGGCGTAAAACAGGAGCTGTTCGTTCTCCTCCACTTCCACGCTAACGCCACTGCCAAACTTCCAATCTAGGATAACAGCGCGGTCGCCTAATCTGCCAATAAGGTCAACGCTACCAAACACGTCAGGCAAGAAATCACCGTAGCTTACGTTAGCTTCAACGGTAAACTCCATGCTCTTAGTTGGGTCAATTTCATCAAGCGCCGCCAGCGCCGGTTCAATCTTTTCCTTTGCCAACTCAGTTGTCATATCAATACCTGCATACGACAAACTGTAAATGTTAAAGTTATCCTCAGTGAGTAACTTTTCCATTGCAAGGTGGCAAAGCGTCCCTTCATCGGCATACGATGACGATGGCTTAGGTGGCATTTGTTGCACCAGCTTAACACTGGCAGGACACGCGATAACTCGTTTGGCGGTGCTACCGCCGGCAATACTTGAATGGCTCATTTACTGTTCTCCAAAAGTGTTTTAAATAATTTCTTACATGGTCTTTATCTATGTCGTACCGCTGGTTTAGTTCGTCCATCATCTTCACTCGTGACTTCCTGCCGTAGTAATAAAACTTACCGCATTTAGTCATTGGCATCATCTTTCAATCCTTTTAAATAATAATGAGCATCCATATACAAATCATTTTCTTCTGATAGTAGTCTACCCATTCCCCATGCAAATAAAACTCTTTCAAGCAGTTCAGTCAGCTCTTTGGTAACAACGTCTTGCTCATCTAGGTCTAGTTCAGTTTGTATGTCCCAGTAAAGGTCATAGTGGGTTTCTTCTAATTCGCGCAATACATCTCGCACTCTTTTTAACAACTCTCTTTCTTTACTCATAACTCACCTCTAATTGTTTAATGAGATTGCAGTATATCAAAAAAAGTTTGCAAAGAAAAGTTTGCAATGATAAACTTTAGCCATGTTAGAAAAAGACATCGAAAAATACTTAATAAAAGTCGTCAAAGAAATGGACGGCAAATCGTATAAGTTCACCTCTCCAGCGTGTCGGGGAGTGGCAGATAGAATCGTGTGCCTACCTAATGGCAGTACATGGTTTATTGAGCTTAAAACCGCAAGTGGCAAGCTGTCAGCACTGCAAAAAGTTTTTGCATCAGACATGGGCAAACTTAATCAAAAGTACGCTTGTCTTTGGAGCAAAGAAGATATTAACAACTGGAGAGAGAACAATGATTGAATTTTTACAATACCTTGATGAATCAAACTTAGCATACCTTATTATGCTGTTTTGTTTCTTGCTAATGACGCGTTTGCACCTTAATGCGCTAACTGAAATTACACGTTTACGCAAAATTATGAAGCAGGTGATGAGATGAGCGCATCGTTAGTTTTAACATTGTCATTCTTAACCGTCGATACTAATATCGACAAACGCGGCAAAACAACTACGCACGAAACGATTGCGTACACGACCAACACCATACCGTATGACTCAATGAAAGCGTGTACAAACGCGCGTGAAGAATGGGGACTTGTCATTGGCGCGTATCAAATGAGTAAACGCCCCACACGGGTCATTATGGCTGTCTGTAACGACAGCGCTATGGGAGTAGTAGAATGACTGAAACAACAATAAAAAAATACTGTGAGCAGAATAGAATTAGCCGCAGCGGCATGGATTACCATATCCGCCGGTCAGGCGTGTTCCCAATCGGCAGTAAACGATTCTCCGAAGCAGGCGCACCCTCATTCTTGTGGCGCGTTACCGATTTAGACGAAATCAAAGCGCTAATCAAAGGAAAGAAAAAATGAAAGATGAACTTTTATACATAGCCATTGGCGCGTTTCTAATCGGCGCTGTTGCGTCAACGTTAACAATTTACGCAACACACAGACACTACCATGAAATCATTAAAACTAACATTGGCGAATTTATGCTTCGTGACGGTAAAGTGTATGGTGTTTATGAAATGACGCGCGATGTGCAAGGCAACATGGTGTCAAAATGATTCACTATCACGGCACACCGATTGGCGGAACACGTCAAGACGTAGCACGATTTCTTGTTGGCCGCCACGCTTTAATCCCATTTGGAAGACAAGATGACACTGGCGCGGTGCTAGAGTTTTGCCAATCTTTTGTGCTAGATAATGGCGCGTTTAGCCATTGGAAAAAAGGTCACGGCGCAATTGACTTTGATGCTTATTTAGCATGGGCGCAATCGCTATGCCGCCACCCATCTTTTGACTGGGCATTAATCCCCGATATTATTGATGGCACAGAAGAAGATAACAAAAACTGGGTGCTAAAATGGACTAGAACAGGAACAAAAGCAAAAGGTGTTCCTGTGTGGCATTTGCATGAGTCTTTTGAATATCTTGAATGGCTTATTGATTCTTTTGAAATTGTGGCGTTAGGTAGCAGTGGAGATTATGCAACACCGAATACTAAAAAATGGTGGGGTAGAATGTCAGACGTAATGAATGTTGTTACTGATGATAAGGGAATGCCTAAATGTAAATTACACGGTTTGCGTATGCTTAACCCTAAAGTGTTTACTAAACTGCCATTGTCATCAGCAGATTCAACTAACGCCGCAGTAAATTGTGGGTCACTTGATAGATTTGGAATTTATAAACCCGCTACAGCAGCTCAGAGAGCAGCGGTAATTGCAGACAGAATTGAGCAACATAATTCCGCGCCATTTTGGGTAGAAAATTTAGAGGGTACAGAATGACAAAAGACGAATGCTTTAAAAGATTAGAAATGGCGCAGAAAAACAAAAAAGAATTGAAGAAAATTAAACTTCAACTCCTTAAAGAAATCGAGCAATTAAAGTTAATGCTTCGCGCACTGGAGGAAGGGTAATGCAAATCGATGACGTTGCGGCGCTCATGTTCTATATCGGGATACTATTTTTAACAGGAATTTGGCTATGTCATTAGTAAAACCCGTATCACCAGTGACGCCTGCGCCAACAACGGTTGACTGTAAACATGACCATTGGCGCATATATAATAGCCTTGGTTACCGCGAATGTGACCGCTGCAAAGAACGAAGACCCATTTTTAATGATATACGGCACCAAAGATGAACATTTCACAAATATTTATAGGGCTTAGCCCTTTTTTAAAAGACAGATTTACTAGCGAAGTGTTTACGCTTGGCTTAATTAATGAGCTTAACGAGCAACGCTTTCGTGCTAGATGCCGGCGCTTGGTACGTCAGCACAACGGCGAAACGCGCAAGCTATATAAAGCGCTAAACAACTTGACGATGGACGACAGATTACGATTTTTTGACGTGGTAAGTGGAAATGAAAGATAACGAGTTAGAAATTATACGAAGCGCAGTAAAGTACAACAGCACAACAGGTCACTTTTACAAAGGCGGTGCGAACACACCTGCCGCGCTTAGTTGGAAAAATAAGAACGCTACGATTAACATTAAAAAAAGCGGTATGCACTCCTACTTTCTAGCGTGGAAGATTGCCGTGTTTTTAGCTTATGGACGGTACCCAGAACATACCGACGCGGTAGAGTATTTAGACGGCAACCCGTGCAACTTAAGCATTAGTAACATCAAGGTTATTAAAGCAGGCGAAGATGAAATGACCATGATTGACTTTTGCGACGAAAACGATTTGCGCTACCCTAGCGTGTCAGCGCTCATGCGCGGAGAACCGTTTATTCGTCGAATAGAAAATGGATACTCTCGCGCGTATTTTCGTAAAAGTTTATTAGAAGCAAACTGCGCTAAATTGATGGCTAAAAAACAACGTGACGAAGAAACCAGAAGCAAACCTAAACGCCCAATGGGCAGGCGACGTAATCAGCATTTTATGGAATTTCTAAGAACGCACTATTTAGTGCCTAAACGTTGGGAGATGACGCTATGTTAAGAGGTGACAGTGTACATGAGAGCGATAGCGTAAACGCGCCAGCACATTATCAAGGCGACAAGATGCAGTGCATCGACGCGATGGAAGCAATGCTTACGCAAGATGAATTTCGTGGGTATCTGCGCGGTAATGTTTTTAAGTATCAATGGCGCTTTAGAGAAAAAGGCGGTGTTGAAGATTTACGCAAAGCAAGATGGTATTTAGACAGATTAATCAAATTGGAGAATTTCTAATGTATGCGTTTAAAAGTGGCCCTGTTGACCAAGACCCAACCATTAAAGGCCTTCGTGGCGAAGATATGGAAAACTACATGAATTTGCTTAAATGGCTAGATTCTGTGCCGTTTATTCCCCTGAAGGTTAGCGACTTCGTGCTACCTTGGCGGGATAGATGAAGCCAAAGCTCAAAACGATGAATGGGGTATGGATATGCTATACCCCCTGCTGCACCATTCCAATGATGGCAGACCACCCACAAACGGCGTATTTAAGATGGAAATTTATCAATGCTAAGACCCAATCAGATAGAAGCTGTTGCCTTTTTGAGCCAAATAGACAAGGGCATGATTCTCGCCCCAGTGGGAGCAGGCAAAACAGCGATAACGCTAACCGCCATGCAACAAGCGCTCGACACGGGCAGAGTACGCCGGTTCTTAGTGATAGCGCCAAAGCGTGTCTGCACGGACGTGTGGACGATAGAGCCGGTCAAGTGGGCGCCAAATCTGACAGTATCTATCGCCGTTGGCTCTTACGCGCAGCGGTTGATAGCGTTCAACAAACCAACGCAGGTAGTGGTGACTAACTATGACACGTTGCAATCTACGCCTCCGTTGACGGGTTTTGACGGCATAGTGTTTGACGAGTTGACGGTTTTAAAGAATCCCTCAGGCAAACGCTTTAAAGCGCTATTTGGGTTAATCAAAGATTTTAAAATTAAATGGGGGTTAACTGGCTCATTTACTAGCAACGGGCTTGAAGACGTGTTTGGGCAATGCAAGATAGTGGACACAGCGCTACTTGGAAAATCCAAGACCGCGTTTCTTCAAACGTATTTTGTACTGCTCAACAAAGACTTTGGTGAGTGGGTAGCCAAGTCCACTTCACTGCGTGACGTAATGGCGGAAATTAAGCCTGCAACGTACCTTATCGACACGCAAGAGTATATGGATACTTTACCCCCGCTTAACGTTGTGCCGGTCAAATGCGCAATGGATATGAAGCAGTACAAAGAGATGAAAAAAGACTTTGTGGTGTATTACGACGGTAAGGAAATCATAGCAGTTAACGCCGCTGTGGTGGTGAACAAACTGCAACAAATGGCCAGCGGGTTTTCGTATATTGAAGGGCAACCCGCCGCATGGTTTTCGCGCCACAAGTTTGACCGGCTAGACGAAATACTTGAGGAGAACCAACACGCCAATACGATTATTGTGTACAACTTTCAAGCAGAGCTTGAAGAACTTAAACGCCGATACCCTAATGCGCGGACAATTGACCAGCAAGGTGTTATCTCATCGTGGAACGCAGGGCGAGTAGAATTGCTACTCGTCCACCCTAAATCAGCAGGGCATGGGCTTAACCTTCAATTTGGCGGCAGTAAAATGGTGTTCCTGTCGCTTCCTTGGTCACTTGATAGATATGAGCAGACCATTGGACGATTGCACCGTAGTGGGCAAAAGAGTGCCGTATATTGCTATGTACTGCTAACAGACAAAACCGTAGACGAGCGCATATTCGCAAGTCTGCATGACAAACGCGCAATCTCAGATATTGCCTTAGAGGAATTAAAATGAACAACTTAACATGGCGCGACATCTTCTTTAATTTGAATACTTACACAGAAGGTGAATTACAGGTGATGATTGAGGCAGAGCGTCACGGTAAACGTAGACGCTCTATTTTGGTACGGCTGCATCAGCGCTACTGCATACTCCGCGCTAACCGTGAGCGTGAAGAAATACTTGCTTAAGAGACTACATCAATAATATCAATAACAGCTTCAACTGGATGTTCTACCACTTCCTCTGCAACCTCAGCCACACTGTCTACAACGTGGCTGACGTGGTCTACTAAGTCTTTAAATGGGTTATTCATCATCGTGTCCTAAAAATAATTCTGCTTCGGCATTTCTGCGTCGCGTTAAGCCGGCTAATTCTTTACCGGCGGCCTTGTTCCATCTTAAAAACTGCTTTGCTACTTCTGCTTTATCATTGCCTGCTTTTAACATCTTAACAAGCGTTGACGAAATTAAATTCCCGCTGCCAATGTTATAGCAGAGGCTAACAAGCGCGTCAAACTGGTTTTGCGTAAGCGGCACACCAATAGCGTTAACCGTATGTTCATATGCGCCTACCGTATGCGCCAGCAGTTGCATAGCCGCCGCTTCTCCCGGCAGCGCTTGATTTGCTTTCACTGGACTGCCATCAGCGTAGCGCGTTGAGCCTATGCCAATCGTCCAAACACCTGCTGGGCATTTATAGCTTTGCAGCTTACAACCTTCAAATTCTTTAATTAGGGCTAACCCTTTTTCACCTATCTTCATTTCTTTTCCCGTAGCAATAGAATAGTGGTCAGTTTTTGCGTCAGTCTTATCATGTCATTATCCAGCACCCGCACTTGGTCGATTAGCTCAATTAGCGCGTCTGTGGCTTCTTGCAGGATAGGCTTTACGACGGTGGTTGCCCAAAGCCATACAAAGTAGACAATATAACCCATGCCGCCAGCGGCAATAATTGGGAATCCATACTGGTTAATATATTTAGCGATTGCATCGGCGTCCATTAATCTTTCCTCTCAACAGGAGGTGGTCTTGGTCTGTCTTTTTCTTGCGGTATGTTAAGCGCCGTTGACGCCAAATCATCAATTTTGGTGATGTCACATGACATAGCGGTAACGCGCTTATCAAGTTGCTTGATGATGCCTATTAGGCTTTTAATCTTCTCAAGCACACTATCGAGCAAGAATTTCTGCGTCAGGTAGACAAAATACATTCCGCCAGTCGCCGCCGCGATAGGAAATCCTACGTCCGAAGCAAACTGTAAGAACTCCATTATTTACTCGTCCACCAAGCAATAAAAGAAAATATCGCTCCAATGGTAAATACGATACCGCCGATAAAGCCTTTGTAGCGCGTTTGCTCGGTTTTCATCTCGTCAAGCGCGGCTATGATAGCGTCTAGCTTTCTTCCTCTGTCATCAAACACTTCTTCTAGCGCGTCAATGCGCTGTTCTACTTTAGCTAAACGGCAGGCTTCGTCGGGCATCTCGACCTCACTTCAAGAATCTAAGCTTATAAAGAACGGTAAAATAGGTTTCCATAATACCATCAATCAAGTTTTGAATTGGCGTGTCATCTTTACCGCAGACTTTATAGCGGTTTTCGTCAATCCACGTCACTTGTTTCTTTAAGAAATCTTCAATATTATCAACATTTTTACTGCCGATAATTTCCAAATCTTTAAGGAGCTGATAACTGCCCTGATATGCCTCTGTAATGCCGTCTGCCTGCTCGATAATCTCATGATAGAAGTCGTTAAGCGCTATGTGCGCGGCAAAGCTACGCGTCCGTAAATGCTCACGGTGCGCAACATCTCTTGCAAGGAATAATAAAGAGATAAAATGCTCCATTATTTATACACCTTTATTTTCTAAAATTTCAAGTCGAGCCGTTAACTCTTTAATTGCATTAACCAGTACAGGGATTAAGCTGTCTGAATTGAAACGTAATTTTTCAACGTCTTCATTATCAATGATAACTGGTGTATCACCTTCTAACGCCAATATATCTTGTGCTTTAAAGCCGTAACGAAGAATACCAGTAGGCGTGTCATCTTCTCTGCTTACTTTAAACTGATATGCTGTTGGCGACAGCTTATTTACAAAATCTAAACCATGAGGGACAGGGGCAAAATTAGTCTTATCTCTTGCGTCAGAAACTACCGTCCAAGCAACTTGAATATACGCATTAGTTACGCCAGTAGACCCCATACAAAAACGATTATTTTGCGTTGTTGGGTCGAATACAGGAGCGTAACCCCCCGCAGCAGTATAAGGGTTGATTGCTGTATTACCAGACCCAGTAGAATTGGTGCCTAGGGCTAGATACCCTATGGCTATGTTATAGCTGCCTGTAGTATTACTTACAAGTGCCTCCGAACCAACTGCTGAGTTATAAAATCCTGTAGTGTTTTGTCCTATAGCTGAATAACCTAGTGCCGTGTTGAAACTACCGTTAGTGTTAGCACCTAGCGCAGCGTATCCAAATGCTGAATTAGACGCACCAACGGTATTAGAAGCAAGTGCGGAAGAACCTATAGCTGTAGTGTAGCCGGCAGTAGTGTTAGTTGCTAATGCAGACTCACCGACTGCTACGTTATCGCGCCCTGTGGTATTACTTACAAGTGCATCTTTACCACTTGCTGTGTTATTGATGCCTGTAGTGTTGGAATAAAGTGCTTGTTCGCCAGATGCTGTGTTACTTGAACCTGTGGAATTACTAACAAGTGCGTTCACACCAATTGCTGTGTTGGCTCCACCTGTGGTATTACTACCAAGTGCGTTCACACCAATTGCTGTGTTGGCTCCACCTGTGGTATTACTTGTAAGTGCGCTAACACCACTTGCTGTGTTACTTGAACCTGTGGTGTTAGCAGCAAGAACTTGATACCCAGATGCTGTATTACTTGAACCTGTGGTGTTGGAATAAAGTGCTTGATACCCACTTGCTGTGTTATTTGAACCTGTGGTGTTGGATGTTAGAGACCCGTCCCCCGCAGCAAAGTTTGTCGTTTGATTGCCTCCGCCATACGAGCCTCGAAGTGAATTTGCACCGGTAATAGTAAGATTTCCTGTTAGTGTGCCGCCAGTAAGCAATAGCACTTGCTCATAGCGCACGCTGTCCCCCGCAGACGTGCCAGCGGCAAGCCCTGTGAGTTTCTTAGCGTTCATTGGCAAGTTAGCTGACGGCGTAGACTGACCGTCACGAGTGATACAGTTTGTCAACGCCGTTGCAATGTCACTGTTGGTTGTGTTAGTTGTTGATGATGAAATCGTTGTGCCGGTAACAACGGGGTTGCCAGCAGGCAGATTGTATGTTCCTGAACCATTAAAAGCCATTATTTTTCTCCTGTTATTGAGGTGACTGCGCCAGCAGCAGTGCGTGGGAGGATTCTACCATATTGCAATGCCCAAGCCGAATTAGTTTGAGATGGGCCTTGTTGCGCCCGTTCTAACGCATTGGCAAACGCTTCAGACGACATCAATTCTTTAGATAGTCGCTCTGCAAGCTCTGCGTCAGCTTTCTTTGTCATAGAAGAAAGAATCCATTTAGCGGCTGCTGCGGCAGAAGTAAGCTGAAACGGCGTTTGAGGCGCAGATTCTGTCGCAAGTTTAGTTGTGCCTTCACCTGCTAACCGCCCACGTTCAGCTAACATATTAAACTTATTTTGGTCGTTAATAGTCGCCATTATATCTTCAACGGCGCGTCTTACTTGAGGTTTACCTTCAGTCAAGTTGTCTAACGCTTGAGCGGTGTCGTATGGGTGTTTAGGAACTTCTTTTTTAACTGCTTCAAGCATTGTTTGAATGTTCGCTGTTTCTTTAAAGTCAGCCAGTTTAGCTGCACCTTCTTCTTTACCGTAAGTCGCTTTTAGCGCTACCGCGATACGCGAGTTTTCTAACGCTTTAGCCGTTTTAGCACCTGCGTTATCTACGCCTGCCGTGATAGGCTCAAACGCATTGTTAATGACTTGCTTTGCTAATTCAGGTTTAGCTTCAGGCGACATTTTGTGCAGTATGCGTCCCATTGTACGAGCGTTAGCACTTACGGCTACTTTAGCTAAATCTTCTGCGTCAGTTATAGCGTTTAGGTCTTTAGCTGATTTGCTGATAATGCGCTGTTGGTTAGCTACCGATTCATCCACCGCTTTAGGAATTGCTTTAGCTTGCTCATCTAACGCTGTTTGATTGGCATTAAAGGTATCTAATTTTGACGCTATTCCTTCTAAATCTTTTGTTACGTTGACGCCAGTTGAATCTAACGTTGCTAACGCTTCTCTATGGTTCCTAAAGAAAACGGCAGGTGATACACCTCCTTGTACTACTTCATCATTAAATTTACCTACGATGCCTGTTTTAATGGCTTGCATCGCGTCAGGGTCATTGCCAAACGCGCGAATAAAATCGCGAGAATGGTCTGCATGAAGAAACTTGTCTGCTACTTCAGAAGGGTTAATTTTAGGTCGAAATATACTGTTTAGGTCGGTTAATTTATCTACCATACCTTGTCTAAAAGGCTCTGCAACAGTGGTTCTAAATTGTTCATTTGCTTTATTAAACACCGTTCTTGCTTCTTCAGGTGCGTAATCTTGAATAGACTTATTGATGCCCGTTTCTAACTTTTTCAGGTTACGGCGGGTCATGTTAGATTCAGTATCTGACGCACCCTCAATGCCTCTAAGGTCGTCTAATATTGCAGACCTAAGCATATGCGCATCTTGTAGCGACCCTCCAATAGGAAGCCCAGAAGTGACTGACGCCATAGGTTTACCTTTAGCATCTAGTAAAATAGGGCCTGTAGCTTCTTTTTCTTTAAAAATGTCTAATATTTCATGGACTCTTGGCGCTCTTTTAGGCTCTATCGCCGTTGAAAGCGTATTTTTAATCCTATCCGCTTCTACCAATAGCGGTTCAAAACTGAACGGCGCAGGCGCTAAATCGTAGGCTTGTTGGTATAGCGGACGAACTTTGTCATGCGCCGCTTTTTCAAGCGCTTCTTTGCGCTGTGCAATAGTTTCGCCAATGTCTACTTGTTTAGGCTGAGGAATTGCGCTTTCAAACGTTTGTTTGTTTGCTACAACGCCGCTTTGAGCGGCTTCATTTTGACGTAGAAGCTCCGCTGTACGAACGGCTTTAGTATCTTCAAGACCACCGGCTTGCGCAATCTGCGCATCACGCACGTTTTGATATGGCGCGTTAGCGCTTACGCCACTAACAGGCAATTCACCTTGATGCAACGCATTAAGTGAGCTTTGCGCTTGATTAACTTTTGACTCCATAGCCGCCGCTTCTGCGCCGCGTTTAGGGAGCCATGATTCAGGAAAATTCTTTTCTGACGCCTGAATAGCAGACGCTAATTCAGGTGATTCCATAGCTACGGCAAGCTGCTCAGGAGTTAGCCCTTTATTACGCAAACGGTCAATTAGCCCGCCCATAGTGTCTTTACCGCCAGCCATAGATTCTAGCTTTCTGTTTAAGATTGCTTCGCGACCAGCTTTAAAAACAGGCTCAACAATAGCCCCCGCAAACCGACCAACAGGCGCAAGAGTGGCTGACGCAGCGCCAAGTCCTGCGCCCATACCAGAGTCTAAAACGCCCATATTATTCTCTGGCGCGATGACTTGACCTGTGACGCCTTGCGTAGTTGCGCCGCCTAGTGTTCTGTAACCTAAATCTTTAGCGAAATCACCTTCAACAACGTTTTTAGTTCCGCCATATTTTAATGCGGTAGCTAACTTTTCAGGTATGCCGGATTTGCCAGTTAAACCTAAAACTTCAGCTCCTCCGCCAACGGCTTTCCCAAGAACGCCTCCAACAGGGAGAGTAGCAATCGATTCGCCGACTACTTGGCCAACACCAAAAGGGTCACTTTTTGTATCTGCGCCAAGACCGCTTAGTTTAGCTTCAATAGCGGTTTTATATTCCTGCGCTGCTGTTGAGTCAGGGTTAATTAATTTGTGAGGTATATCCGCTAAATTGATAGCTGTATTAGCCGCGCCTTGCGCTGCACCTGCGTAAATATTGCCAATGTTTTGCCCAGTAGATTTTAAATATTCTACAGCGTCTTGTGTAAGTGTTTGCGGTGCTTTCTCCGCAAATCGCTGAAGATTTGTTGGCGATTCTTGAGCAAAATCCTCCCAAGGCATATTTTGACTAGCGGGCGCTTGCGGCGTGAAATCTTCCCATGGCATAGACATTATTGCGCTCTCCAACTAGCGGGGTTTGATTTGTCGCCCCCTAAATAAACGTGGCCCTTATACACTTGCCCCGGCTGAAGCATTTGAGGTGGCCCTTGCTGTACTGGCGGTTGTACAGGAGCTTGCTGTTGTACTGGTGGTTGAACAGGGGCTTGCTGTTGTACTGGCGGTTGCATAGAAGCAACAGGAACAGGTGAAACGCCCCCTAACGCGCCGCCAGCAGCAGGGGGTGTTCTATATGTACCTATCTTTTTAAAGATAGGCGCATTTTCAGCGCCGGGAGGCGGAGCAGGAGCGCGGTTATTAACGACCGCTGAAGTATTGGTGTTAGCTATGCCTATTACTTGGTCTATGCCCTTGGTAAGTTCATCCGTCCCCTTGTATAGCCCTTTAAGGCTAGTAGGGTCAGGAAGCACATCACCTAACATTTCTTTGTCACCTCCGGTCATAACACCGGTATTCAATAACTGAGGGTCACGGATAGCAAAAGTAGCTGCTTGATACGCCGCGTTAAGCCGCGTATTTTTTCCGGGGTTCCCCCTATCTTTTAAAGGCGTTTCGTTTAACACTTTTTGATAATTTCTTAAATTATCTACTAATTTTTCGTGCGTATCTGTAGCCTTTTGAATTGCATCTAAATCTTTTTTAGCGTTTGGATTTTCAAGCGCATATTGCGTAGCTGCTTCTTTAGCCGCTGCTTTTCTAGTTTCCTCAACGGCTCTAGCGTCTGCACGGGCGGCGGCGGCGGTCGCTCTATTTGCATTGTCGTAAGCCAGTGCTAGATTTTGGTCTTGAACATTCATAGAATGTTGCTCTACAGGCGTGATTACCTCTCCTAACGCTTTCTTTTTTTCTACTTCATTGCCAAGTTTTGCTTCGCTATATGGCACTATTTTACCGTCTACAAGCGTTGGATTTCCTACCATAATAGGCGGCTCTCCCGGCACATTGCTTGGCTCAGGGTGATAGCCGGGAGCCATTCCTCTCCATTGCGTTGCGGCCGCCGCCTTAGCTTGCTCTACGTCTAGCTCTTGCAATTTGAGCAAATTACTTGCCTGCGTAGGGTCTACGCCCATTAAGCTAATCATGGCACTGCGGCGTTGCTCTGGTGTTGCGTTTTGCGCAACATTATGTGCCATAGGTTGCGCCGGCGTAGCTTGAGGCTGGTCTTCTAATCTTACGAGTGCGCCTAAACGGGACATAATAGACGGGTCTTTTGCAGGTTCTCCTGCGGCTAAAGCCATTTCTTCTGTTGCGGGGACGCCATAACTTTCTTGCGCCCGCATAATAGCCGCCGCTTTTTCACGTTCTGCTTTATCTAAATCTTCTCTAGCGCCGCTTTCTTGATACGCGCCAATGATATTTTGCAACGCGCCAAGCGCGGCTCCACCAGTATTAGGGACGTACCATCCGCTAACCATTTGACCTGCTTGTTGATTAGCGCTTTGTTCTTGTAACTTACGAGCTAAAGCAATTCTATCTTTAGCACCAAGCACTTTTTCATCGTATAAACTAGCCACTCGCACCTCCAAATAGCCCATTCCATTTGTTTTGCAAACCGTTCATAAAGCTACCCTCGTCAGGTGTTTTAGCTTGCATCGCCGCAAATTGAGGGTCATATTGACCAAATTCATCCGCGTACTGCTGTGCGTCGCTTTTGCCAGCTTCTTTAATAGCCTGATAACCTTTACCAAGCGCTTCCGCGTTCTGCATTATGGATTGCGCTGACGGCGCGGCATTACCTCGCGGGTATTGCGGTTGGTTTCTAAGTGCAGCCACCAGCGCTGCGTGTTGGTCTTCACCTAACATCATTACACTAACCCCAGCATTGAATAATTAACCATTTTAAACCCACTTGGGTGCATAACGATAGCTTCTGGCATGACTTGTTCCACTTCATCTGCCATAACCCCAGCAAACGGCTCACCCCACAAGTAATCCCATGTGTAAAGCCCAATGCCAAGAACGTGCGTGCCAATGCGTTTAATGTTCTTTTTAAGCCTTCTGTCAGACTTAACCGCCGCGCCAATACCTGCGCCGCCAAGCGCTCCCGCTGCGCCAATACCTGCGCTCACCATTTGTGATTGTGCCGCTAATTGAGCGTTATACATGCTCTGGTCATATTGACCTTTAGCAGTGGCCGCACCTAACATATCCGCGCCTTGCCAGTTAGCTAGCTGTGCGGGCTGAGATACGCCAACCGCAGGTAAATTAGCCGTATTAAGTTGAGCGCCTGTTCTTAGCGCTTGCAAGATATTAAGGTCGTTCTGTTGAATTGCTTGATTCTGTGCGAGTTGCTGATTACTGGCTTGGTTGCTAAGTTGCCCGCTTTGCAATTGCTGATTATATAATTGTGAAAGCTGCTGGTTATTTAAGTTAGCGTTAGCCATAGCAGCGTTATATTGCTGCGTTTGCGCGTTATTTGTTGACGCTTGGTTGGATGTGTCCATACCAAAGCGTTGACCAACGGCTGTGTTTTGCGCCTGCATATCAGACAAATTTTGTCCGTATTGTTGTGCTTGCGCGGCATTTTGAAATTGTGCATTACCTTGTGCTTGGTTGTACGCTTGTTGTTGCGCCGCGTTAGCAAAGTTAGCTGAGGTGACATTTTGACCAAATTGTTGCCCTAATGCGGCGTTAGTAAGCCCCATATTAGTTTGTGCGTTGGCGTTGTTTTGCCCTGCTGAAGCGTTAGCTAATTGTTGCGCGGTAATGTTTTGACCAAACTGTTGACCTAGTGACGTATTACCAAACTGAGCGCCTTGAAGCCCCATGCCAAACAACCCTTGCGCCGCCGCCGTACCTTGCCCAATCGCTTGATTTCGAGCGTCCGTGTACGCTTGTTGCTTTTGATTGTTAAAGTTAAGCATTGCGTTGTTATACGCTTCACTACCGCGCGTAATGCCTTGGTTAGCCAATTGGCTTTCCATCTTTGCTTGGCTTTGCGCAAACTGTGGGTCAAGATACTGCGTATTTGCTTTGTAAAGCGCGTCTGTTGCTTGCTGGTTAAGTAGCGTCGGGTCTAGCCCTAAGTTAGTTTGAATTTTAGCTGAGTTGTTTAGCCCCGCACCCAGTGCGCCCGCCTGCTGATTAGCGCCAGATTGCGTTAAAATTCTATCCCCGTTATTATCTACAACATATTGCTCTACCCCGTTTACGGGGCCAATAGACGTTCTCATTTGACCGGCATTACCTACGCTGCCCTGCAAACCGGAGGTATCTAATCCTCCGCCAACAAACTGCGGTGCGGTAACGTTTGTCGTCATGCGGTCAGCAGTATTTGCAGGCCCGCCTTGAACTGCAATGTCAGGGGTTACGGCTTTATATCTAGGGTCAGTAGGGTCGGTAGCTGCTCGTACAGCGTCTAAGCCTTTCAAAGCTATACCGGACAGCCCTAATTGCGCCGCTTGGCTTTGGTCATAAAGCGTCCGGTCATTACCCCCTAAAGTAGACTGTTGCGTCCATTGCTGAGGGTCATACGTTTTAACAAAGTCTTTAGGGAGCCCTTTTCCGGCGTTGTACGCATCTCTTTGCTTTTGAGTTAACGAAGTCATATCAAAAGGTATGCTTCCTTGAGAATCTTTTATTGCGTAAGGGTTTTCATAGCTAACGCCCGTACTACCTAACTCTATAGGCCGCCCATTAGCGTCTAATTCTTGCGCACCTGTAGTGGGGTCTAGCTTATATTGAGGCACACCCTTTTGATTGGTCATATTTCCAATTTGATTGGCAATGGCCGCGTTTTGGTTTCCTGCCGAGGTTTGTTGCGCTGCGAGCGCGTAATTTGGCGCCGCAGGCATAGATGGACTGCTCATGATAAACTCCTAAATTATCTTAAAAATCGGCATTGCTCTTTGGTCATGGAAAAGAGCCATAAGTCGCCATTATACCCTGCGTCTTTAATTATATGCTCACATACAAACCCTGCGTTTATTGCAAACCGAATACACTTTTCATTATCCGCTTGAATAGGTGCTATTATCTTTTTAACTTTTAGCTCTATAAAAGGATAGTGAAAAGCATACCATCGTATTTCTTTATTTCCTCTACCTTCTACTGCAATATGAAGGTGTATCGACCCGTTTTCTATTAAGTTATTATACATAAAAACAACGTTTAGCTTATCTTTATGCTCAAGCGCTATATAGACCGCGCTTTCATCGTTGCAGTATTTTTTACCTTGTTTTTCAGCTATCCATTGACCGCATCTTTCTGACTGGTCAACTATAATTATCATTATAGTACGCCTCCGCCTTCAAATACATAGTCTGTTGCATAGTAGCGAATATCAGACGTTTTACTTGATGTTTTGATTCTAAACGTTCCGTAATAGCCTATACCTGCCGCCATTTGCCAACTAGGAAAAGGCATGATAGTCCCACCCCATTGTGCAGTATCCCAAATGCCAATATCCCATACACTCGCACCAGGAGAAAAAAGGTTATAAGGCTGTGGTGGTTGAGAGGCTAAATTAAAGTCAAGGCTAATCTGACCGGAAAATGCAAACGCGTAATCGTAGCCCACTGACACTTTAGCCATCGTCCAACGCTTAATTTGACTTTGACTACCAAAAGCAGAAAAAGCAGGTAAAAGGTCGGTATTGATGACTTCTCCATCATCAGCCGGGCCGTCCCAAAACTTAAAAACTTTGCCGCCTTGACCAAAATATAGGACATCGTTAATAAACGCCCAGCAGGTTGCGTTAACGCCTGTAAAGCGTGACCACGCCCCGCTAATTGTGTTCATGACGTATTGGTCAAACTGCGTTGAGCTAACCGGCACATTGATAAACAGCATATTGTTAGGTGGGTTTAAGATGACTTGCCATCCGTAATTATCTGCATAGTTTGTCGTTGCATCAGTTATACGTTGCTGAATCTTGTTTGTAATAGACGTTTTGACGTTAACGCGGCTAGACATAAGCCACTGTGACAAAGGAACTAGGCCATCTTTGTTTAGCAGTAATATGTCACCCCCGTACTTAATTGTGCAGCTGCGCCCTACGGGTGAACCACCATAATACACGCCATTAAGCGACCATGTATCGGCTGACGCAGGGTTTGTTCCGCTATAGACGGCAATCTCACCTACCGTAGTAATGACGACAAAATAGTCATCCATACCGTTACCGGCGTCAAGCGTCCATGTTTCAATCTTAGCAATACTGCCGCCATTGATAAACAAAGGTGCAAAGTCAAAAGAAGTTGCTGTGCCAGCAATCGAATCAGTCGCTAAATACCAGCATTTCATGCTGTCTTTTTGGACAAACCACGCTCTGCGATGATGCACTAAAACGCCAACAAGTAGGCTTGTGTCAACGCCTGTGATAGCGTAAGGTGTAGATACGCCCGTCACTTGTTGCCATGCCGAGCCATCATAAAGAAGCATATAATCTTCGCCATTCACAGCAAGCGTAAATGTGCCGCCTGACGTTGATACTTGACCAAAATACCATCTAGCGTTAGAAAGCCCTGTGACAACTAGGTGAGGGACATCATAGCTGCCCACATCCCAAAAAGAGACGTCCCAAATACCGGCGGGTGCTTTTTCAGTAACGTTGTATATGTGACAATTGCCGTTATCGTTTGACGCAGCAAACATTTCAATTTGCCCTGATTGCCCGTTAAAGGTAATAAAAGACTCAATATTGCCCGCTATGCTATCCGCCCACAACGTGTAGCCTTTGCGTGACTGCAATTCAGTAGGCAAACAAAACCAGTTGTCGATGATAACCGCCTCATTAGGCGACATTGCGGCTAATTGATTGACCGCATTCCACCCACCTATTGGCGCGGTGACAGTGACGGTACCTGAAGTTTGGCGTTTAGGACGTAGCATTGCTCACCTTACGAGGTAGTATTTCCGTACCCAGTGTCTGGGATATTGTTCTGGGTGAGTAGTATATTTGGATAGCGTGGTGCGAGGGATAGCGTATCTGCGCCGCTCTCTGCTGCTTTCCATTTCTCCAGCTCACGAGTGTAATCTTGAAGCACTGCTGTAGTGTCAAAGCCTTTAATTTCAAACAATTTGAGCTTTGTACCAAGCACCATTACACGGTCTGGGAATAACGTAGTGTCTGAATCAACTGTTAATCGTGTTTTGGTTGTTCCGTCAGCCGCTACAACCCATGCGTTAGAAACGTATTCGAAGCCCATTACTAGCACTGCGGTAGGCGCAGGCCAGATAGTGAACTTGTTACCCATCATTCTAAAGCGCATACGAGGGCCTGTCGTAACATAGCTTGCTTTAAGCCATTGCCATTCTTGGGCGTCTTTAGGCCCGATAATTGACCAACGATTTGATTTATTGTACTGGGTTTTGTCTACCATCCGCGCGAAGTCGCTAGGCATTGCATACTTAGCTTGACTAAATGTAATGGTAATGCCTGTTGCAGTGGCAGTAGCAGGAATAGAA